CGGCCTCCCCGCCGTCACCGACATCGACTCGGGCGTCACGATGCCCAACGGGACGTCCGCGATCCCGACCCCGCCGGCAACGCTCGGCATGGTCGCGCGCGCGTTCGACCCGGTCTACGGCGAGGGTGAATTCATCCTCCTCGTGGGCGTCGCCTCGACCGAGGTCGGCTCGCTGGTGTCCTACAACGCCTCGACCTACCAGACCGCGCTGGCCGCCAACACGGCGAACCTCGCGGGTCCGGTGGCCGTGGCGATGTCGGCCAACCTCGCTGGCACCTTCGGCTGGTACCAGATCGGCGGCCTCGCGGTCATGAAGAAGACCGCCGTCGCCGTCTCGCCGCAGGTCGCCATCTATCAGTCCGCGACGACGGGCCGAGTGATGCCGACGGTGGCGACGGGCAAGCAGCTGCTCGGCGCGCGCGCCGCCAATCTGGCGACGGTCGCGTCCGGTGTCTCGACGGTGATCGTTTCGATCAACCGTCCGCACAAGCAGGGCCAGATCATCTGACGACTAGGGGCGGCGGGTTCGCCCGTCGCCCCTTCCTTTCGAGGTACGCATGGCGCTGCCGTCGCGCGTTCTCAACTCCGGCGTCACCAGCCTCTCGACCGTGGCGATCTGCGGCGAGGGCGCGAGCGACGTCTCGGCAGCAGGCAGCACCTCCAGCGACGCGGCGTCGCTCTCCAGCATCTACAACCGGATTTCCACGGTCGCCGCAGGCGCTGGCGTGAAGCTGCCGCCGACCGAAATGGGCGCGACGGTCTTCGTCGCAAACGCGGGCGCAAACCCGTTGACGGTCTATCCCTACGACACCGGCTCGACCATCGGCGGCTCCGCATCCAACGCTCTGGTCCCTGGCGCGTCTGCCATCTACTCGGCGGTCTCCAACACGCGCTGGGAGCCCCTGCAGGGCTATGGCGTGGCAGTACCCGCCGCCTACGGGTCGTTCTCGTCTACCGCCACGCAGACCGCCGCGCTCGTCAACACGGCTTATCCGATCACGTTCAACACGACCGCCGAGAGCTACCTTGTAAGCATCGGCTCGCCCGCATCGCGGATCGTGTGCGCGCAGGCCGGCGTCTACAATTTCGAGTTCTCCGCGCAGTTCGACAAGACCGCTGCTTCGACCGCTGCCGTTTACATCTGGTACAGGGTGAACGGCTCCGACATCGCGAACTCGGGAAGCAAGGTTGCCGTGAATGGTTCGGATGCGGAGATCATCGCGGCGTGGAACTTCGTGCAGACGATGGCCGCTGGCGATCGCTTCGAGCTGGTCTGGTCAACGGACGACACCAACTGCTTCCTCGCTGGCTTTCCGGCCTCTGCGCCCGTGCCTGCGATCCCCTCCATCATCCTGACCGCAACGCAGATCCGATGATCCTCGCCGGAAACCTCGACCAGACCCTGCCAATCGTCTGCAACGTGGACGACGACGTCGTGCGCGCGCACGTGCAGGCGTCCTGCAAGCTGAAGCTGCCGTGGCTCGAGATGGTCGAGGCGCACGACCGGCCCGCCATCGTGGTTGGCGGCGGCCCGTCGATGCGCGCCCTGCGTCCGATGATCCTGGCGCTGCGCAACGGCGGGGCCGAGGTCTTCGCCACCAACGGCACCGTGCCGGTCCTGTACGCAGCGGGCATCTCGTCGGATCACCACGTTCTGCTCGACGCCCGGCCCGAAAACGTCGCCTTCGTGGAGGGGCCGAAGCCCCAGCACTACCTCGTCGCCTCCCAGTGCCACCCGGACCTGTTCCGGGCCATCGCGGGCCACCCGGCGACCCTCTGGCACCCGTCTTACCCCGAGATCGACGAGTGGATCGGCCACCGCGAGGCCGTGCTGATCGGCGGCGGCACGACGGTCGGGCTGCAGGCCCTATCGATCGCCTACGCGCTCGGCCACCGCAAGATCCACCTGTTCGGGTTCGACAGCAGCTTCTCGGAGGCTGGCGAGGGCCATGCCTACCCGCAGGAGCTCAACGACGCCGACGACAAGCAGGAGTTCCGCGTCGGCGACCAGCGCTTCATTGCCGCGCCGTGGATGGCCCGGCAGGCAATGGAGTTCCAAGTAGCGTCCCGTCAGTTGTGCGATGGCGACGCGGAATTGTATGTTCACGGCACGGGCCTTCTCCCGGCCATAGCCGCCCTCATGGGCAAATAAGAAAGGACCCCACCATGCCTATCCCCTCTCGCGTGCAGGCTTCCGGCAATTCGGGCCTCGCCACCATCTCCATCTGCGGCGACGGCGCCACCGGCCTGACCGCGACCGGCTCCGCCGCGACCGACGCGCTGCAGCTCTCGGCTGTCTGGAACACCGTGGGCACCACGGCGGCCGGCACGGGCGTCAAGCTGCCGCCGACCGAGGCCGGCGCTATGGTGTGCGTCTACAACGCTGGCGCCAGCACGCTGAAGGTCTACCCGGCGACCGGCTCGACGATCAACGCCGCCGCCGCTTCCCTCGACGTCACGGCAACCACGCGCGTCCTGTTCATCGCCACGTCCGCGACGACGTGGATCTCGATCGCGGGCGCGTAAGATGCCGCTGGATAGCGACGAAGCAAACGCCGACGCCAAGCTCCATGTTGAGTTCTACACCAACAAGGAGGTTGGCCGCCCGTTCATCCGCATCATGGTGCCTGGCGACACGACCAACATCATCGACCAGCCCGTGCGCGATGACCACAAGGAGCGGTTTCCGCGCCAGTGGCTGCACTTCCAAATGCAGAACGAAAATGGGGACATTCCTGGCACGAAGCTGCAGGAATGGCACGACGCCGCTCCTTCTGACATCACCGATGCCCAGGTCGCCGAGCTGCAGATCCTGAAGTTTAGGACCGTCGAGCAGGTCGCCACGGCATCCGACGCGCAGATGATGCGCGTCGGCATGGGTGGCGTCGGGCTGCGGCTGCGCGCTCAAGCGTTCTTGCGTTTGAAGTCGGAGTCCACCAGCAACTCCGAACTGGTCGAAGCGAAGGCGAAGCTTGCGGCGCTGGAGGCCCAGGTTGCGGCGCTTGTTGCCGCGCGCGAGGACGCGCCACGTCGCGGCCGTCCGCCGATGACTGACAGGAGTGCCTGACATGGGCTCGACGATGGTTCAGCTTGTCCAGCAGGTGACAAACGAGCTGGGCGTCGTCAGCCCGTCGACGGTTTCGGGCAACACGTCGCAGGACGTGATCCAGATCCTCGCGCTGATGAATGCCAGCGGCTACGAGCTGCTCAAGCGCCACGATTGGCGAGAGCTGACGAAGCCCTACAGGTTCACGGTGCAGTATCTGGTCACGACCGGCACGTGGTCGACATCATCGGCTGCCGTGACCGGCATTCCCGACACCACGGGCCTTGATACGACTTACATGGCTGTCGGCACGGGCATCAACCAAGATACGTTCATCCAGTCCGTCGACAGCGGCACGCAGGTGACGCTGAACCAGATCCCGAGCTCTGCGGGCGTCGCCGCCAGCATCACGTTCGCCAAAACCAAGTACTCGCTCCCGACAGATTACGACGCGCTCGTGCCGCGCACTCAATGGGACAAGTCAAAGCGCTGGGAGATGCTCGGCCCGGAGAGCCCGCAGCAGTGGGAATGGCTGCTCTCGGGCTACATCTCGACCGGCCCGCGCATCAGGTGGAGGCTCTACGGCGGCTACTTCCAGATCTGGCCGCCCACCACGACCGCCGAGTATCTGGGTTTTGAGTATCGCAGCAAGGGTTGGGCGTACTCGGCCGCCGGTACTGTCAAGAACAGCTTCACCGCCGACGACGACACATGCATCTACCCGGATCGCGTCGTCGTGCTGATGACCAAGCTGAAGTACTTCGAGGCGAAGGGCTTCGACACGACGGCAATCTATCGCGATTTCCTGCGCGAGCTGGATACCGCAATGGCGCAAGACATGTCGTCGGCGAACCTGTCGTTCGCGCCGCGCCCTGGCACGGTGCTGATCGGCTACGACAACATCCCAGACAGCGGTTATGGGTCCACCTGACGATGGCGCGCCCGGCACCCATCCTGCGCACCGCTAAGCGCGCATCGGCGCGGGTGGCATCGCTTCCTGCTCCCATCGGCGGTTGGAACGCGCGCGACAGCTTGGCGAACATGAAGCCGACCGACGCGGTGTCGCTGGAAAACTATTTCCCGACCGCGACGAACGTCGTGCTGCGCGGCGGGTTCCAGAAGCACGTCACCGGCTTTGCGAGCGCTGTCGAGACGCTGATGGCGTACAACGGGGCGACCGCGCAGAATCTGTTTGCTTGCTCTGGCACCGCCATCTACGACGCAACGACGCCTGGCGCGGTCGGCGCGGCGGTGGTGTCCGGCCTATCGAATGCGCGTTGGGAATACACAAACGTCGCGACGTCAGGCGGAAATTACATGTACTGCGTCAACGGCGCAGATAGCCCTCGGCTATACGACGGGTCGACATGGACAGCGATCACGGGCGTTTCGGTTCCGGCAATCACGGGCGTGACAACGACCGACCTCGACAACGTGATCCTGTTCAAGAACCGTGTCTGGTTTACGCAGAAGAACACGCTCAAGGCTTGGTATCTTCCGACGTCGTCCGTGGGCGGAGCCGCACAGTCACTGGACCTGTCGTCGATTGCACGCAAGGGCGGCTATCTGCTGACGATGGGTGTGTGGACCATCGATGCTGGCTATGGCCTCGACGACAATCTGGTGTTCGTGACAAGCCAGGGCGAGATCATCATCTATCGCGGCACCGACCCCGCGAACGCGTCGACATGGTCGCTCATCGGCGTCTATGCGATGGGCGCCCCGATCGGCAAGCGATGCCTTGGCAAGTTCGGCGGCGATCTTGCCTACATCGCCTATGATGGCCTGTTTCCGCTGTCATCTTCGCTTGTCAGCGCACGAGTGTCGCCGCAGCGCGTGGCTCTGACAGACAACATACAAGGCGCTTTTGCGGCTGCCACGACGGCTTATGGATCAAACTTTGGCTGGGAAGTTTGCGTCATCCCGAAGTACAACGCCATTCTGGTGAACGTGCCTGTGGCGGCCGGAAAGCAGCAGCAGTATGTGATGAACACCATCGTGCAGAGCTGGTGCAATTTCACCGGCTGGCCGGCTAGCTGTTTTGTCCTGCACAAG